CACGCGGCCCATAGCCCACATATGTGCAGAAGTTTTTGGTCTTGATCCTGAACTATAGTATGCACCTAATCCTCGCTTGTAGACTTTATCAAGTGTAGATTTAGAGAACCTTCCTGAACCGGGTATGCTTCCATATTTAGACATTATCCTTTACTCCTTTGTTTGCTTATTCTATCCATCATCGCAGGGGTAAGTTTGCCAAGCCTATATAATCTTGCAGTCCTTTTGATTTCTCTTTCTCTTGCTTTGGGGTTCTTTGCACCTGCTACATATTTCTTTGGTACACCACCCTTAGTCTTTGGTACTTTAGCAAACTTACGCTTTGCGGGTTTTCTTACTGCCATTTTTCATTCCTTTCTTTTTTCTAAGTTTTGCAAAGTCTGCACCTGTAATTTTATTTCTAGGACTAGCAACTCTTGCTAACTTTTTTTGTTTAGGACTGTATTTACTAAATGGCATAAGACTAACCTTTCTTTTTCATTTTAGTTTTCTTCATCTTCTTCATGCCTGCTTTTTTCATCATAGGCTTTTTAGTTTTTTTCATTCCTGCTTTTTTAGATCCGTAATGTCCGGGCATATTTATTCTCCTTCATTATAGTTTTGAAAAACATCAGAAACTCTTTTTGCTCTGTTGGGAGTTTGCTGATACCACTTAGAATTAAGACACTCTGCTGCTGCCATCCCATATCTTCCATGCTCAATATGATCAAGTGTCTTTGTAAACTGTAACAGCTTAGGAACTCCTAGCTGATACGCCATGTTTGCTAATGCTATCTTGATTGGTTCTGGTTGGTTTTTATACCAAGGTATTCTGTTATATAATTCTACAAGCATTGTATCGACAGTTGTCCTTAACAACATCTCTGCTTGCACATCAGACAAGCCACCTCCGGGAACGTCTGGATCTATTAGTAATCCATAACCGATTGTAAGTTTACCTTCACTACATTTGTAAGGAATATGTTTGCCATCTTTTTTTTTCGTACCCTCTTCTCTTTTAATTACTTCTAACAGTTCTTGATTCATGATTGCTCCTTTACTTTTTAAATTGGCCTATGGACTTCAATCCAAAACTAGCACCTATACTTGCTAGTATACCCCAAGATAGCCAATCAGGGCAATCCTCTCTTAAAAATTTAAAACCATCAGATAAATATGGTTGGCAGGCAGGTATGAAACACGCAATTATTATTCCGCAAAAAAGCAAAGTCCAAAGTTCATCTTTCCAACTAGTAGCAGAAGCATCCATAGCTTTCTCTTCCCAGTTCGCATCACTCTGTACTTTCTTTGTTGCAGCTTCTATTTTTGCAACTGCTAGTTTTTGTTTTGCTTTTGCTTTCTCTGCTCTGTTCTTTAAAAATGTTGTGGCAATATTTCCTATTGGCCCTAGTAATGCTTGCAGCATATTAGTCTCCTTCTATTATCCAGTTTTCTTTTTCTAATTTATAATCTAAATACAATTCTGTATCTGCATATCCTCTGCCTTCATTCATACATATCATAAAATATTTTGGCTCATACAGCTTACAAGAATCTTCATCTCCCTCTACAGGATGAGCTAATAAAAATTTAAATGTAATTCCTATAGCTACTGCTAGAAACATTATTACTGCAAGTGTAATAAAACCATACTTGATATATTCTTCTATCTCCTGTTTTCTTTTTAACCTTCTTGCTTTCTCTTCTTTAATAGCTTGTTTCTGTGCATCTATTCTTTTTTTTCTTTCTTGTAAAATAAATTCCCATGTGCCGGGGCCAAACCTGTAATTTACTAGTGTGCGTATTTCATTGATTTGCTCTCTAGCTAACTTAGCATCAATAATCTCCTGAGCGACTGTACCAATAGCAAAGGGATCAGCTCCGGACTTGTCTCTTGCTTTGATGACTTGTTGCTCACCAGTCATAGCTTTATCTATATGACCGATAATATCGCCTATGTCATTACAGGTTTCTATGTTTTGTTTGATGAAGTCTACAGACTTTTTGACTAAAGCTATTCCTGTAAGGACTGCTGTTACTGGTTCTACCATTTGGCATTTTTTCTCTATTTTACGAGCCGTTTAAATGGCTCAGGATGATTTCCGAGGTAGTTTAGTACCTCCTGTTTAATGTTGTATTTTAAGATTATCGATCTTTTCGTTTAATGTTTTTAGCTGATCTAGTATTTGCTTTATGTCTTGATGAAAGTCTTGCTTCATATCTTTTAACTCTACTTTGGTTGCATAAGTTTCTCTGGTATCTACTAGTCGTTCTTGTAGCTCCTGAACTTTTCGCACCAACATGGTAAACATATAAGAGAGCATCCCTATAATAACTGAGAGTAATCCACTCCATATAAATATCGGCTCAATAGTCATCTGTAGTAACTCTTAATATCGTAGTCATCAGGCCAGTCGTTTACTTTAGCAATCGTCTTTAATGATCCATCTTCATTATATTCATTAGTATGGATTGCAACAAACTTGCTCATAGAGTTACAAGCATCTATTGCATCGCATATTGATTTGTGTGCAGTTCTAACACTAGCCATAAAGGTTGTTACCTCCGAGGGTATTGCAACATCTGCTGTAATCTTTCTTTCTACTAACCAGCTAAATCTACTTAGCATACTATAAGCTGTTGTATCTGCTTTTTGTTTCGCAATAGTTCGCAGCCCCGGAGTTACAACTTGGTTACCTTTTTCATCAAGCATTTTAGATCCATCTTCATTGACTGCATTCGTATCTGTAAGTGATTTGTTTTTTGCTTTTGTGATTGTACCAACTACAGAGTTACCATCGCTTGCTATTGCATAGGTTTCATTATTAGATATGTAGAACCTATCATCAAGTTTAGTACCGGGAGTTACTGGTAGTATTCCCATAGCTTTTTTTTCAGCAGCAGTCCATTTAGTAAACATTTGTCTTGGATGCTTTACACCATCTATCACCATTGGTTTAGGAAACCTAATAAGTTCCTGTATCTTGTTATCTTTTACATAAGCCCACATATTATTTCACCTCCTAAAAAGTATTATTATATTTGAATGGAACGTCACCCCAAGCTCCATAAACAATAGTATTACCACTTCCATTAAAATCACCATCAGAAGTGCGTAATTTAAAACCATTACTTAAAAAATCAAAATTACTACCAGTACCTGCTGAACCACTATCATGCCAACCCAAATATCTGTCTACTGGATTATGAGTATCTCTAGCTGAATCAAAAACCCACCAACCACCAGTTGTACTACTTCTTTTTACAAATATCATACGAGGTCTAAATCCTGTATAGATACATGGACCATCTGCATTACCATTGCCAGTATAGGTAGAAAACTTACTATATCCATTAACATTATGCCACGCATAAGCTACATGAGTTCCACTAGAAGTATTAACATTACTTGAAGTTCCTAGAGTAATAATAGAACTTGTAGGTTCTGTATTTTGAAACTCATTTGCTATAGTTTCTTCTGCTCTATTATCATTTAATGTTAAAACTTTTGTTCCTGTACCAGTATGATAAGTTCTCCAATTTTGTGCACCACCACTTCTTCTTTTAAATATTATAAAATCTGGTTTAGCTGACAATCCATGTCCTATAGTTGCATTACTTCCTGTTCCTGTATAAGTAATAATACTAAACCCTGCTGCTGTATTTACTTGTACTGTAGAAGTTATTGAACCATCTGAATTACTAGCTGTTGTTCCTCCATTAGCTCTCCAACACCAACCAACATAATTATAAGAACTATCATTTTGTGTATTATCTCCTCCAGATGACCAAGAAAAACCATCAGTATCAAAAGAAGATAAAAATGAAGAATCTGTATCTTCAGCATTTGCTCTACTACTTCCTAATCTTTTTAATACACCTCTACTAGAATCAAATAGTGCGTGATGTTGTGTACCATTTCTAGCTTTTAGCCATACTAAATCAGGTTTAAATCC